GGTCAAACCAGAATCGACGTAAAAAGCATCGGCAGGTAAATCGCCTCTGGCTTGACTAAACTGGTGCTCCATAAATTCAACGTACTGGACAGTGGCTCCGTTAATCGTACGAGAAACCAAGAGATAAAGTTGATCTTCAGATTCGTCTTGGCTAGGAATAGATGCCATCGACTTGACAACAGCATTAGTCCCGGCTAAAATATGACGAGACCAGGCCACGACATCTTGCTCACGTTCGTAAGTAAGGCAGCGCATTTCGCCATCAGCCAGTCGTACCCAAGCCAGACTATCAGGGGTCTTGGTGTAAGCAATCTCTTCAACAAAACCAGAGGTAATGTGTTCGGCCACCAAAGTTAAATCTGGCGTGTTGTAACCATCTACCTCCACAGCATAGGCCAACTCTCGAAACTTTAGACGATTTCGATCGACATACAACGTGGCCTTAGAAGCCCCAATTGGTTTTGCTCGAGAACAACCGTCAGTCGTCTCACGGTTTACCTTAACGTTAGTAGGCGTTAAAGCTAAGTCGTCTCGACCAGAAGACATCAAGAATGGGCCATCAGACGTACCCAGCTGCATGTGCCGGGCTGAATACATCCAGCGAATGGCGTTAACCTGATCGCTTGAAATTGTCAAGGTCAGACCAGAGTCGTCTAACACTTCGCCGTCTACATTTGTAGGGCTGAATACCTCAAAGTCTCCAGATACCGATCCCCACACGGTGTTAGGTTTAGTGTTGCTGCCGGCAGTAAAGAAACGTTCTTGATAAAACGAACCGTGTTTTGGCCAGCCATTAGTAGCAGACCATTCGCCTAATCGCCAGACGCTAGTAGCTGTGGCCTGGTCAAAAGGATGATTCTCTTGTACAACGGCTGTAACCGAGGTAGTTGAGGCAACGGCCGTAATTTTGGCACTGCCCCACTTAGCGCTATGCTCCAGACGAATTAAACGCCCGACGTCAGTCGACTGAAATCCAGTATTGTTATTGATACCTGTCGTAGAACTGGCGGTAATTGTAGTAGTACCTACTTTATGTGCGTTAGTCAGCGTAGTAGCGGTGACGTTGGTCTTTCCGTACGGCCCATCTTGAAAATCAAGCTCAGTCAGCGTCCACGCCGTAGCGCCTGTACGACTGAGTTTACGCGGCGCGTAATCTTTGTGAAATAAGTAAAGAACGTCTGCTGACTGCGTGAAATCAAGGTCTGCAAGTTCGGTATGAGCATAAGGCGTAGCAACTTCATACGGAGCTGTACCTGCTGCATTAAGTAATTGACCCTCGTTTCGATAGAACCGGACATAGTAATCTCCAAATTCAAGGACGTACGCTTGCACCGTGCTAAACACGAATGGAATCAAGCGGACCGTCTTACTGGAGTCCTTAACTTCGGCGATAAATCTAGTACCTGACCGCTTAGTGACCCCGCCGTGCGGGAACACAATAAAGTTTTCAAGCCGTTTGCAGCTTGTCGTGTACTTCGTCAGGTCAACTCGCCCAAGGAGCTTTGGACTAATCTCACCGCCTGTGAAGTTTGTCTGTATAGGCGTGACTTTAGCCATGACTTACCTCGGTGGCGGCGTTAGGAATGCGCTCGTAACTCCTAGGCGAGAATCAAGCCAATAATCAGAGTCGAGCACGTCTTGAGAATTCTCTTGTGCGTCGACAAATTTAGCTTCGCGCATCTTCAGCTCGTACATCTTCCACATATCTTGCATGGCCGAAGTACTTTGTAGCAATGGTTGCGCCAGATCGGCAGCCAAGCGAGCGCATAACGCGTCAACTAAAAGTGTGTCGTATTTTGTTACGTCAGTTTCAAGCGACGTATATTTGATGTTCATCGTGTCGTTGTCAGACAAGATGAATGAACCTTCTAGCTGATATGGCAATGAAATTGCGCCGGTATCTTCAATTGCTAAAAGGCGTAGATAATCTGAGGGCAACACAAACCGGTTAATAAAGCCATACACCGGTGCTGTCACATCCTTAGGTAAAGAAGCGCGCTTAGTCAAACAATTCCAGGGGTGACCTCTGAATACTGCAGCGCGTGTATCATCGAACAAAACGCTAGAGACAGATGCGGCCTTAGTGTTGTCAGACAATGAAGTAACTGACTCAACACCTAGCAGAGCTAACGCCCTGTTTACAAGTTCCACATTTGACGTAGCCATCTTGCCCCCTTATGAAGAGGGCCCCCCTTAATAGAGGAGCCCCCTTGTTGCTTAGTCCACCACGTACAGAACGTAACCGTTCAGTGTAGCAGCATCAGGCAAGGTACCGTCGTTAACCTGGGCGGTAACCAAGACGCCGTCAGTAGACGACACTTGATCATTAGCCACCGAGGTAACCGAGCCAGCGCCTGAGATGTCAGTGTTAGCACTGATACCGTCAGCGTCAGCTGCGACAGTAGCACCATTGGACAGGGCGGTATACGCGCCATACCCAAGGTCTAGCGTACGAGACGCACCAAAGGCTGAAAATGCCACGTAGACAGACAGCACACGAATAGCACCGGCCGGCAACTTCACCAAGTTGACGTAATCACCAGCGGTACCTGCGCCCGATTGAGTGTAGTCAAAAGCGGCTACACGCACACGGCCGTGGGCTTCGTGAACTGCGTTCATGACGGGAGGGACTGCTACGGTGTTACCGTATTGGGTCGAATTGGTAGTAGCCATTTCTCAGTCCTCCTTATTCAGCGCACTTGATTTCGACGACTTTCTCTTCTTCCATACGGACGGCGCCGAAGGAAGCAGAGCAGTACACCTGAGTCGCGTTACGCTTGTCACGACGTGGACCGATGTCTACGTTAATGTCCATACCCATTGCGCACAACAGGCCAGACTTAGCGTAGCAAATCACTCGACGATGTGAGTTAGCGTCCGTGTTCAGGAGTTCAGTACGTACGAACTCAAAGCCCATGAACGTGTTAAGCTCGCCAGAAACCAGAGCTTTAACGGAGTTGTAGTCAGCACTCGTAACTTCGGTCGTACGCAAGAGGTCGGTGACCTGCTTAGCAGTAACTACGATGATGCGAGAATCTGACGGATCAACTTCATTAGAGTCCAACAGTTCCTTAGCGCGACGAAGCTTACCGATGGTTAGACCAGAGTTGGCAGCAGAGCCAGTCTCCACGTAGTCAACAGCAATTTGCTGCGACGCAGGGAAGCTAACAGTGCTTGAACCGGTCTTGCCAGTGTAAGCAGTACCGAACGCAGACTCAATGATGACCTGGTCCATCTTACGGCCGAGAGCAAAAGCAGCACTCTGCGCATAAGGAGACGTGGGGTCGATCAGCATGCGGATACGGTCAGTACGATCGATGAGATCGGCCCAATCGAAATCGCGCAATGAGACACGACGACGGTCGTGAGGTACGTTCACCAGCGGGGTATCTTGATGTCGCCCCGTGACCTCGAGAGCAGCGGTAGCGCCAATCCGGTCGTAGAAGTCAAACTCAGCTGCCTGAGACTCGACTCGCACGTACGGACGCAAACGCGAACCTTTCTGCTGAACGAGGTGCTCGACATTGCTCTTGTACTGTTGTACAAAGGCGGTCGTGATCTGCACAGACATGGTGCAATCCTCCTTCAAAGTTTACGTTGAATGCGCTTTGGCTACCCTTTCGGACCTCTGCTTCCCCGTTTATAGTCGTGGGGCATTGTGACTCGGACGGTTGCCCGCTACCCGTTACCCAGATCATAACGCATAAAATGCGTTACGAACATTATTTTTTCTTCTTGTCCGGTTCCTTTGACTTTCCGGCCTTCGAATAAGCAATAGCCACGGCCTGCTTCTTCTTATAGCCTTCGGTCATCAGGGTTCCGATATTTTTCGAAATCACCTTCTTTGAGGAACCGGTCATGAGTGGCATTATTGCGGATCCATATCAGGATAAGCAAACTGGAACAAAGACTGCATCTTGGCAATCGCTTCATTGTGGCCGTCCATCTCCGTAGAGGAGTACTGCTTCATGAAGGTTGGATCGCGCTGCAGACGGGCAATCTCTTGTCTAGCTGCCTCAGGCGTCAAGGCAAAACTACTAGTACCATTACCAGTATCTGCCGTCGACTCTGACATACCTTTACCGATTTTCGCAAACATCTTCACGAACATGGGATTATCGCCCATGCCGCTTTGATCTAGCCATTTCAGAAAATCTTCGCCACCAAACTCCTTGGCTGCCCGCTGAGCTAAGTCGACTTGCTGGTCAAATGCCTTACCAAAGTCTTTCTGCAGCTGAGCGTGCCACTCGGCTTGCTGTTCTTCACGCGCTCGACCGGCCCCTTCAACGTCGCCAACCAATTGCTGCATATATCCGTTATAGATAGCATTGGCCTGGGCGTTAGTTAAACCGGCCTGGTGGAAAATATCCAGCATGGCTTTTTCGGTGGCTTCATTAACCTGAATATTCTCAGGAAGTTTGATGTCAGCTTTATTGATCTCGTACTGACTGGGACGGCCCAGTCGATCGTAAAAAGCCGCCCACTCGTCAGGGGTAGCACCTTCTTGTGGGATAGCGACCTTGTCTCGACCAACCATCTTTTGCGCATGGATGTAAGACTTGGCTAGACCGCTAACGTCTTTAATGTCGGCGAGGCTCGGATCTGACCGGAGCGACTCATCAAGACTCGCCTTCCAATCCGTTACCGAGCTACCCGCATCTTCTACGGACCCGTTTAATTCCTCACTCATTTTCTTCAATCTCCTGAGTATATTGCTGGATTTCTCGCGGATCTTTATTTAAGAACCGCAAGATGCTGAGCACTACACGACGCATACCTTCACGGTGCGCCGTTTCGTGCGAGTCACCCGTCACGTAGCTTGGGATGTTGACAAAGCCAACGTGACAGAGGTGTTCTAATACTCGTTCGCCGTCCGGAGTGCTAAAGACCGCGCGGTAAGAGTCGTGAAGTTCGGTTACTTTAGGTTTACGCGCCACCAGCCATTCCTACTGCTTGTGCTGCTTGAGCCGCATCTTTCGCTGCGGCGGCCCCCTGAGCTTGTTGTTCAGCCTGTACCATTTGCTGTTGTTGTTCAGCTCTGGCTTGGCGAATTTCTTCCATCTTCTCTTCGTCGACCAAGGTTTCCATTGGGCCATCCAAGGCGGCGTGCGCCCAGCGGAAGGTTGCATCGGCGTCGATGTTGTCAAACATTTCAGGCTTGATGTTGGCCAACGGAATCATCTGCTCGAGTAAGCGACCGAAGTTAAACACGGTCTGCGCCTTTTGGGCACGAGCTACTGGAGAGACGTAGTCAATACTCAGGTTGACGCCTTCTAGATCAGCCGGGGGCGGGGGCAGCAAGTCTCGGCGACTGAAGATGTTAAACACGCGCTCGATCAATGGGCCCAGAAACTCGGTCTGTAAGCGACCAACCATGGGACCCATCAGGCGCATCTTTTCTTCTTGGCGCTGCAGGACTTCCGTAGCAGTCATACGAGGACCTTCTTGTAGCTGTAGCCAGTCTACGTGGAAGGTGCTGCGGATGTGCTC